TTATCGGATCGCGAGAGACCCGAACATCAATGTTTTGATTGTGTCGAAGACTCAGGAGCAGGCGAAGAAGTTCCTGTACGCGATCAAGCAGCGGTTGACGCACCCGAAGTACGCGGACTTGCAGGTGGCTTTCGGCCCGGCGGATGGTTACCGGGCGACTGCTGACCAGTGGGCGGCGAACAGGATCTATTTGGGTGGGGATGCCCGGGACTCCGGCGAGAAGGATCCGACCGTTGAGGCTCTCGGGATGGGCGGTCAGATCTATGGTTCGCGTGCGTCGCTGATTGTGTGCGACGACGTGGTGACCTTGGCTAACGCTGGGGAGTGGCCTAAGCAGATGGACTGGCTGCGCCAGGAGGTTGCCTCGCGGCTCCCACCGGGGGGCGGTCAACTGCTGGTGGTGGGTACTCGCGTTGCCCCGATTGATCTTTACAAGGAACTGCGGAACCCGGAGCATTACACGGACGGGAATGTTCCGTGGACATATCTTGCAATGCCTGCCGTGCTGGACTACAAACCTGACACGGCTGATTGGGCGACGTTGTGGCCCAAGAGTGAGCAACCTTTGGCGGATAGCGATACGCCGGACGCTGATGGGTTGTTTGAGAGGTGGAGCGGGCCGCGTCTGAATGCGGTTCGCAACGAGGTTGGGCCAGGTAAATGGTCGCTGGTGTACCAGAACCTCGATGTCGCAGAAGACGCCATTTTCGACCCGGTATGCGTCAGAGGCGCAGTGAATGGAATGAGGAAGCCGGGGGCACTGGTGTCTGGCGCGACAGGCCACCCCGCCGATTCAGCGAATTTTTATCGAGTAATCGGCATTGACCCAGCGATGACTGGAGATACTGCGGCTGTTGCTTACGCCGTGGATCGGAGAACAAACAAGCGGTACGTCATAGATGTCTACGTAATGACATCGCCGACCCCTGCCGCTATCCGTGACCTGATCCGAGAGTGGGCGGATGCGTACAAGCCGCATACGGTGATCGTGGAGTCGAACGCCTTCCAGTTATTCCTGACACAGGATGAGGAAATCAGGACGTTCCTGTCCAGCCGTGGGATTGCCTACCGTCCGCATCACACGAGCACCAATAAAACAGACCCCGAGTTTGGTGTTGCATCCTTGGCCCCCTTGTTTGGCACAAAGACCAAGAGAGAGGGCCAGGAGGCCACTAAGCACGCAGGCGACAACCTGATCGAGTTGCCTGACGCCTCCCGCAGCGAGCACATGAAGAAAATGATCGAGCAGTTGGTCACATGGCAGCCGGGGGTGCGCGGCAAGAAACTAAAAATGGACACAGTGATGGCGCTGTGGTTCTGCGAGATTGTCGCTCGCGAAGTTTTAGCACAATCCTCGGGGGTTTCGAGGTTCGTAAAGAACGAGTTCGCCACGAAAGCGGACATTGAGTCTCGTTACGTCATAAATCTTGATGATCTTGCTGCTTCGCAGCAATTCGCCCGAATCTAGGAGGTACGCGGGTGACCGATTACGCTCAACGCTTTGACGCAATCCGTAAAAGGAACGGAGAGCGCGATCAGCGTATGCGTGAAGTTGCTATGGTTCGCGCTGGCGAAGCCGGGCACGTGTTTCCTGGGCTATTTCCCGAGGGCATGTGGTCAAAGCCGATCATTGCCAACTTGATTGACGTTGTAGCCAAGGACTTGTCTGAGCAAATCGGCGTCGTCCCGTCTGTCAGCGCATCCGGCGACTCGTCTCTCGATGATTCGTCCCGAACAAAGGCAGACAAGCGCACAAAAATCGCTAACTACTACCTCTCTTCCTCCCGTTTGGGCGTAAACTTGATCCGCGCAGCCGATCAACTCGTCACCTACGGCTTTGTGCCGCTCCGTGTTGAGCCTAACTTCACGGAAACCCGCCCCCACATTCACGTGGAGTCGTGCGAAGGTGCCTACTACGACATAGATCGGTTTGGGAGCGTCCTCGCGTACGCCCACCTGTTCCGCCGAAGGGCGGGTGACCTGGCCGCGATGTTCCCTGAGTACGCGGACAAGATCATGACGCGGGGAATGTACGGTTCCACCGACGAATCCTCGATGATGGAGGTCGTTCGCTTCTATGACGAGAACGAGAGCGTCATGTTTCTGCCGGAACGCAAAGGACTGGTGCTGGCAAAGACCCCGAACCCCTTGGGGCGCGTCCCTGTCGCTATCGCGCAGCGGCCTAGCCTCGACGGAGAGACCCGTGGGCAGTTCGATGACGTGCTCCCGGTGTACGCCGCGAAGGCGCGGCTCGCTCTGCTGATGATGGAGGCCACACAGAAGTCTGTGGAGGCACCACTTGCATTGCCGCAGGACGTTACGCAGTTGTCCATCGGGCCTGACGCGGTTATTCGATCCAATAGTCCAGAAAAAGTCCGGCGAATCCCATTAGACATCCCACAGTACACTTTCGCTGAGAACAACCTGCTGTCAGACGAGTTGAAGTTCGGCACAAGGTTCCCTGAGGCCCGCACAGGCCAAATGGACTCTTCCATTGTTACGGGTCAGGGCGTCAAGGCCCTCATGGCCGGGTTCGACGGGCAGGTAAAGACCGCACAATCAATTTTGGGCGACGCCTTGGGCGAAGCCCTGTCCCTGGCGTACGCCATTGACGATGCTTACTTCGGAGACATCCAGCGTGAGGTTTCCGGCAGCGCAAACGGCGTCCCGTACAAGTTGAAGTACCGGCCCTCGACCGATATTGACGGAAACTACGGAATCAACATCGAGTACGGCCTGATGGCTGGGCTTGACCCCAACCGAGCCCTGGTGTTTGCGTTGCAGGCACGCGGCGACAAGTTGATCTCCCGCAATTTCACGCGACGGAACCTGCCGATCACGATGAACGCGGCAGAAGAAGAACGCGCCATTGATATGGAAGAGATGCGCGACGCATTGAAGGCAGGGGTTGCCTCGCTGGCTGCGGCAGTCCCACAGATGGTTACGCAGGGTCAAAACCCACTAGAAATCATCGAGAAGATGGCTACGGTCATCGGCGAACGCAAGAAAGGCACCCCTCTTGAGGATGCGGTTGCCAGGGCGTTCGAGCAACCAGAGGAAGAAGAGCAGGAGCAAGATCCAATGCAGCCTGCCATGCAACCTGGTATGCAACCTGGCGGCGATATGCCTGCAATGGAGCAAGGCCCGCCGCCAATGCAACAGTTACTTGCCGGACTCACAGGGTCAGGCAATCCCGTACTTGCTGGCCGAGTGGTTCGGCAAGTTCCCGCGTAGAGGAGAAGGAAATGATCGGAAAGCAAGGCGGAATCGGTAAGGCCCCCACGGGTGGAGGCGTTATTCAGCCGAAGAGCATGGGTGGCGGCGTCGCTGGTGGCGGCAATGTTGCTAAGGGCTCGAACCCGCAGGGCATCAAGGGCAACAACAACAAACTCAAGTAGTCGTGCCAACCGTCAAGGGGAAAAAGTACCCCTACACGAAGAAGGGCATGATGGACGCCAAGAAAGCCATCAACAAGGACGACGCACGAGGGTTTCGCGCGCGTGTAGCGAAAGCGAAGCGCATCAAGGGCGAAACGGTGGCACCTGAGAAGGCCAGAAGGGCGAAGTTCAAGGGCAAAGTTCGCAAGCCTGGACTAGGTGAAGGCGAGCCGCCGAACAAGACTCGCACGATGCGGCGTCGGGGCAAGGGCGAGCCACCCAACAGGAAGTACCCGGTAGGGCCTGGCAACGCCAAAAACAAGGACTACCCGGGCCTCCTCCGGCCCGGCGGGAAGCGAAAGAAGAAGTAGTCATGCCCAATTACAAAAAAGGTGAACCCGCAAATCGCTCCAAGAACCGCAAGGACGTATTTACTCCAGGCAAGGTGCAGGAGAGCGGATCGCTCGGCTACATGGTCGCAAGCCTAATGAGGGCTTTGGCTCGCTCGAAGGACAAGAAAGCCATCAGCAAGTTGGCGAAGACTCCTTCCGGCTCTTCACGCAAGTACCCGAAGAGCAACGTCAAGGTCAAGAAGACGGCGGTGAAGAAGACCCCCCAATACCGAGCGAACAAGTCTCGCGTAAAGCCAACGCCCGGGAACAAGGAGTTCTACGCGACCAAGCCAAGCCGCGAGAAAATTGCTGCTAAGCGGGATGCAACGAAGCCTTCGGCGAAGAAGAAGGCTCCCGCAAAGAAGCGTACGGCAGCACAGATCGAGAAGCAGTTTGATCTTGAGCGCGAAATCAAGAACGAACTCACTCGTCTCGGTAAATCCGCGTCGAAAGCGGACATTGCCAAAATTATTCGCAACAAACAGCGATAAATTTAGTTAGGAAGACATGGCTAGGGGAGAACCACCCGGCAGAACGTACACCGCAAAAAGCAGGCGGGAACGGCCCTCTTTCACAACTCGCAAGCCAGAGAAAGACCGCACCTATTCGTCATCATCGACTCCGACATTTGGACCCGGTGGTGGGGGTGCGGCCCAGGCTCGCTTGCAGCAGGATCTCGACAAGATCCTCCCCGCGAAGAGTAAGAGGGATACGTGGTCACGCGCTGCGGAGCAGTTGTACGGCTGGCTAGGCGAACAGGAAACACTCGACGCAGTTGAGCGTGGAGACATTTCACCCGGTTTGGGTGCTGCCATTATTTCTGCTGGCGCTATTCCTCTTCCTGGCGCTAAGGGTGTCGGCAAGGCTGTTGGCGCTGTCGCCAAGGGCGGCAAGAAGGTTGCCGAGAAATCCGGTCTAAAGCAGACCGTCGGTGAGGCTGTCGGTGAGTCCGGTCAAAGGGCTGCCAATGAGGCCGTGGGTCGTAAGACCCCCAAGGCGGCGACAGGCTCCAAGGAAGTCAGGGCACCCAAGGGAAAGCCATCCCCTAACCCGCCGCGTCGTGAGGATTACGCTCACGCCTCCTCTCATTCGCGCGCCGTATCCAACTGGCAGAAGAAAGTTGACTTGTGGAACAAGTCCAACCCCGAGGATCAGGTTGCTCAGGCGACGCCAGACCGCTTGACTCCGGGTCAGGGTAAGGCCGCGACAGACACCGAACGCCAGGTCAAGAAGGCGGAAGCGGAAAAGTCCCCTGAAGAGAAGGCGGTCGTAGCGCGAGGAGAGCGCGACGCAAGTAAGGCCCGCCGCGACGAGCAACGAGAAGCAGCGCAACAAGATACTAGTGACCTCGTGGGTGTGGACCGCGATAGTTTGACTGGTTTTGTTGGCCGTCGGCGGAAGGAGCGTGCCCAGCCCACCTCGGTCACCATGGCGGGCATGGAGGGCCAGGGTGCTGGAAAGTCTGTCAAGTTCACAGACTCAAAAAAGGGCGCTAAAAACGAACGGCGCGTTGACGACCTTCTCGCCACAATGCGCAAGCAGTTGGCTGCTCGTGAGCGTGCTGAAGGTGGCACTGAGGCCATCAGGCTTGACGAATCCGGGATGCTAACTCCGTATTCCGATCCCGGTCGCTTTACTCGCCCAACCTTGCTTGAGCAGCAAAGGGCTGAAACGCAAGCGGCACGTTTCGAGGACGCAACCGGACGAAAATTTCCTAGCACCGAGAAGCAACGCAAACGCGAGGCAACGAGGGTAGATCCAGGCTTCGCCGAACCGGCTGCCGGTTCAGTGGAGGATCGTCTTCAGCGCGAAGCAATGGCTGAAGGGCGTGCCAGGGACACTGACGACCGCACCCGCATGTTGATGGACGATGGCCGCCTCATGGGTGAGACTCGATCACAGGAGCGTGCACCCGGTTACCCGAAGGGGCCGTATTACGATCCCAGCGATAAGATGGATAGGGCGTACGACACCTACTCTCAACCACAACCAGACCGAGCAACCACAGCAGCGCAGGCTGAACAAAATGTGCGCATCGGTCGCGCAGAAGGAACCGTGGTTCCGGGCCGCGTAACGACACCGCAACCAGACTTTAGTGGGATGCCACGCGGTATGCCTGTAATGGGTAGGGGAGGACGCGACTCTCAGCCGATGCGGTCATTCGAGCCAATGACTGAAGACGATCTCGCAGCCCAGGGCCTTTTCCCGGTTGAACGAGTGCAACTTGATGACAACGGCAACCCTCAAGTTTTCATTGAGTACTTGAGGGTAGACCCGGATGTCTACATCGGCGGGCCAGGCACGCCGCCGTCCCTAAAGATGTCTCGGCCCAATTATCAAGGTTTTGGTCAAGGTGGGCCTGCCACCACGAGAGTCGTACCCGAAAAAGTTGCTACACCGCAAGCACCGGACGGGGGTGACCCGAGGTTATTCGTTACGAAGGAAGAGGTTGAGGCTCGTACGGCAACACCCGGTGCGGAGGGGCCGAAGAAGGGCGAGAAGCCCAAGCAGCAGCCGCAATCCGGTGACAACTCGCCCGAGGCCCGCCGTGCCCGAATGTACGAGGGTTACCGCGACTTAGAGCGCCAAGGGATTCTGCAACCTGGCGACGCCGACCGGATTATGTCCGGCGGCAAGGGTGCCAAAAAGGTCTTTGAGGAAACACCAACTGGTGAGCAGCGCAGCAGGGGCGTAAAGCCTGGGAGAGCCACCAGGAAAGACGACGAGCGGAAAGCGCGAGAGGCCGCCATCGCAGCCGGTGATCCAGTCCCGAGCCAAGGAAATAGACGTCTTAGGAACTTGGGCTTGGGTGGTGGTCTTGCACTTGGCACAACAGGCGTCATTGCGGGCGCTGGCTACCTGATGGATCCACAGACTAACGACCGTCCGGTTATTATCCCCGGCGAGGCGTACGATTCTAAGAATGCTTTCCGGCCAGCATCCCGTACGCCAACATCCGGTACGCAAAATAGGCCCAAGCAGGGTTTCTTGAGGGACAAGTACGGTCGTCGCATCACTCGTGAGGAGTTTGAGCGGCGCAAGGCATTCCGTGCGAAGCGTGAGCGCCTGAAGGGCCAGGTTCCCGGTGAAATTCTTCGGCAAATGACCGCGAAGGAAATGAAGCGTCGTAAGCGTTTCCGGGGCAACTTCGGAGATCGCAGCGCGTACAACGTCGCCACCCGAAACATCGGTGCTGGCGGTACGCAAACTCGCATTCTTGACACCGATGCGCGTAAGAGACTGAGTGGAGCGTTCCGTGGCTAAACGACAAGGCGGATATCGCGCCCCGAGCAAGCCCGCTCCAGTTAGCGGGCCGGGTCGGATGTCCAAGCGAACTGACGGAACCCCTCAAGGTTCGAAGCCGATTCCCGACGCCGCCTACGGCGAGCAAAAAGATTTTATGGGAATCCAGAAGGGTGCGCCAATGGCCGGATCGGCCAAGGCGATGCCCAAGATTACGCCGTTAGACGCACCAACTCAGCGTCCAGAGGAGCCGGTGACTGCCGGTGCACCCTCTGGCCCTGGTGGTGGCCTGGAGCAGTTGGGCGTGGGGCAGAAGTCAATGCTTGAAGACTTCGCGGCGTTGCGTGCGTACCTGCCATTGATGCAAATGTACGCAGACTCAGAAGCATCGTCAGGAACGATGCGTGCCTTTGTTCGATATTTGAAGGGTGTTTCGGCCTAATGATTTTCTTGCGCTACTTCGAGGAAAACCTTGAGGCGTTGGGATTTGATTTGGCTCCTCTGGCTTGGGATCTTTCTAAGATTCCGTACGCCAACGAGTCGGAGCGTCGTCAAGTATTGAACGACATCATTCGGAGGGGTGACGCTAGTGGCGATAACGCTGCCGGATAGCCCCGATGTCCCGGCGGGGCCTGCGCAAAAGCCAAGCATCGCGGAAAGTTTCAAGCCTAGTGTGCAGCCAATACCGCAGGCTAGGACTGCCGTGGATCGAGCCGAAGAAGCCATTGGCCGACCCATTCAGTCCGCACTCAACAGCCCTCTCGGTATTGTTCTCAACCCGGCGATGCAAGGCATCAACGCCGTGTACAAGAGGACATTTGAGCCTGCATTCGAGACATTATCGGGATACGCGCTTGAACCCGAAGTCGCTCGACGGTACCCCAACCTAGATTTTGAGCAGGTTCGGAAGGTCTCCCGTGACTACGCGAACGAGATCTCCGTAGGCCAGTCGTTTGCTCGCCTTCCCTTCGAGTACATGAATCTCACTTCGGACGCTCTTCCCGAGTTTATGCAGGAAGACTTCGACATTCTCGATCAGGAAGATCGCGACATTGCGTACAAGAGCCAGTTTGCTGGCTGGGCCGCTTCCTCCGCACTCGACATTGGCAAGATAGTTGCAGCCGAAAAAGGCTTCGGCCCTGTGTGGCGTGGCGGCAAGGGCATGGTCTTGGGCCGCAACACGATCAGGAACAAAAAAGATTTAGAGAAGTACATGCTTCGCCTCGACAAGGCGGAGGACTACTTCAAGAATGGGAACAGGGGGCCGCGTAGCGGTGACGTTCGACTGATCCAGCAGTTAGTCGAGTCAAAAGACCCGTTGAAGATTGCCAAGAATCCGCTCATGGCAAATGGCAGCGTGGCAAACCCTGATCGGGCTATTGCGATTGTCTCCAATCTTGATGATGCAACATCGGTCATAAACTACCTCCGCGCAGAGCGCGGAAACCGTAAAGCACTGAACGATCTGTGGAAGGCGCAGCCCCTTGCGGCTGATGCCGTGGACGACTTCGGGGTTCGCTTCACTCCGCTTGATGATATGTCACAGATTCACGCGCTACCAAGCGTGCAGCGTTCTAAAAAATTGCAGGCTGTCTATGCGGACTGGACAAAGAAGAACCCTCAGTTCGCTCGCGCCATTGATGACTTCATCACCGAGGTGGAGTCGGGTGCTGGTATTTCGACGTACACCACCAGGCGGTCAATATTTGGTGGTGCCTTCGATGCCCTCGCAGATCGAGCAACGGTGCCCCGTGGAATGCGCAAGACTGCGACTCAGTTTGGTTTCGTTGAGAATGACGGGGTTTTCGCTCGACTGTTTGAGAACGGGCCTTTCCAGCGTGCAGTGCGTGTAATTTACTCACCATCTCGTGCTCGCCGCAGAGCCGAAATCAATATCTCTAATCCTCGCCAGATGGAAACCGCTTGGCAGATTGCTAGCGAGTTGAACCGGGTTCGTGCCCTGGGGACGCCAGAAGGCGCGCGGTTCAAGCAAAACGCTATCCGTCGCTACATGCGTGCAGCAACAGACACTGAGCGTCAAAGAGTATTCGAAAAAATCGAGCAGGGCACATTGTTGCGGATCGCCCGGGCCTACGGCGTTGAGGGAATGACTGGCTCCACTAGATCAGATAAACTTCTCACGCAGATGGACGCCATCTACAAAAGCATCGACACGCGCCGCACCAACATTCAAAGGTGGGCGGAAGAGCCCGGCGTGTGGCCCGACGCCGATGGCACCTTGAATGTGACGGTTGGGCCGAAGTTGCGATCAACTGAGCCCTCCTCAGTCGTCATGCTTGATCTTGCGGGACTTGAGCGAGCAACAATCAGCAATGTTCGTGACGCATACAAGCGTTCACGAGAGGGTGGCTGGACAGGTAAGACTCGGCCTTCCGCAGGAACTGCCGCACGCGCACGCATGGGCGATTTTAGTTACGGTGCTGGTCAGTTCTTCGATATGGTGAACATCTTCTTCTCCAACAACGTCTTGCTCCGTGTCGCCTACATTCCACCGAACGTAATTATCGACCCGATTCTTCGCGCAACGATGGATACCGAGTCGCTGTTCATGACCCGAAACTTGTTCCCGGGGCTGGCAAACTCAATCTACAACAACACGCAGCGCGCCGCAAAGGGGGTGTACCGCGCTCGCACGTACCGCTCTAAGAAGGAAGCAAAAAAACAGTTTGAGGGGCATGCCGAAGAGCAAAGAAAAAAGCAACAAGCAATAGCCGAACTTGAGGAAAAACTAGAACAAGCGCGCAAAAAAGGCGAAGACGTTACCAAGAGAGAAGAGCGCCTAATAAAGAAGCGTGCGGAGTTGGCTCGGTTTGAGAAGCGGACCGAGAAAGCCCGCAAGGAATATTTACGGTACACCACGGAACGTGGTCGCAGAAAGAAAAATCGCGCAGCGATTGGTACTGGCCGCCAAGCAGTTATTCGCCGTCGCGACGGAAGCCCCTTCCCTCGGTTAGTAGCCGAAGATCGTCGCTGGGAGTTCGAGGTTGACGGCCAGAAGTTTGACGTGCTTGATGTTGAAGATCCCAGCGTCAAAGGAGTTCGCCCGTACCAGCAGGAATACGACGCCTACAACAGTTTCCTCGCCGCCTCCAGAACATCTGAGGCCCGTGACCGCTTGCGGTTGCGACAGGGAGAATTAGACGAGATTTCACCCGAACCAGGGAGTTGGCAGGCTTACGTTGACGCGGTGACGCGATTGGCAAACCGTAACTTCCGTAACGAGTTGGACGAGGTTGGCGGTCTGATCTTGCGAGGCGCAAGCGCCGAAGACATCCTTCGTTACCTTGACAGCCCTGATGGCGCTGAGTATCGAGTTCGCATTCTTGACATGCTCAGGGGGCCAAAGGAAACCCCTGACGGCAGGGCTCTCACTCCCCGAGAACGACTCGTTGAGTGGGTAGACGACACTATCGAACAGGCCGATTTGCTATTCCCCGACCCGGCGATGCGGAAGACCATACTTGATCGCGACATAACCGTCGAGGAGGTCAGCAACTACCTTCAAGGTCGCGACAGGTTGCCGAAAGTCATGGGCAGAAAACTAGAGTTGCAGACAAAGAACTGGCGCGATTACACGTACCGATTCGCCGGGAACGTGCAAGATGCGGTCTGGAAAGGGTTTGGCGCACTAGAGACACGCATTTCCCGCAGCCCACTCTTCCGCTACTACGTACGCGAAGAAATGAAGTTGCAAATCGCTGCTGCTAAACGCGCTGGCGTGAAGGTGGATAACAGCGTCGTCCACGACCGTATTCGTCAGATCGCCTACCGCCGCTCGTTGGCTCGCGTCGAGAACACGATGTACTCGGTGCGGAACTTGACCAACGCTGGCTACATGGCTCGCTACTTGATGGCGTTCCCGCAGGCGTTCTTCAACAGCCAAATTGTTGCGGCT